GTATTTGCAGTTGCACCATCTGCAATATTGGTTGTTGAGGTTTCAGTACCATCATATGCAATATTTGATGTGGTTGCTGCGCCAAATGCATTTACAGTTGTTGCAACAGAGTCAAATACATTTTGAACAAGTGCAGCACCAACTACAATTGGAGAATTTATTGTAGTTGTACCACTGGTAACACCAATATTAATATTTGCTGCACTACCATTAACACCACCAGTACCAATATTTACTGTTTTAGTAAGAAGATTTCCAGTAGGTTCTGTTGCAAAGTTGGTAGTAACAGCTGTCGCGTCAGTAGAACCAGTGCCTGAGAAGAAACCAGTAGATGCTACATACTCACCAGTAATTTGCAGACTGGAAATAGTTCCACCTGCATTTCCATCTTTATCTGGTTGAAGAATTAAGTTTTCTTCAGTGAAGAAGAATTCAAGTGCTCCTGGATCAGCGTTGTTATTGGCAACAAATGTCAGATAATACTCATCAGGAGTTGCATTATCATCTTCAGGTACTTGTCTGGTTGTTAACTGTTCAGATGCAACCTGCTCTACAAATGAAAGTTGCTCAGTTGCCTGATCGTATTCAAGTAGATATTGTCCAGGATCAGCTGGTGCCCCAACAGGGAGAATCATACCATAAGAGTTGGTAGCAGCGTCTTGAACTGGAGCTTTTATAGTAATAGTTTCTGCTGTACCAATTGGTCCACCTTCTTCAAGTATTACTTTCGCACCTTCACTAACACCAGTATTATCTCTTGGATCTTGATCTACTAAGAAACTATCAACTCTGGCAGTATAAGAAGATCCACCGATGTGAACAAAACTAGATCCACCATCTGCGATATAGAAGTCTCCAGTACCTGTTCCTGCTTCTGCAGAAGCAGATACGGGACTCAATCCAAGATATGTGGGATTGGTATCTGTAAATAAAGGTTCGCCAACTAGCGCCTGCGTGGCAGAACCAGTTTCAAAAACTTCTCCAACATCAGTTAAAGTTACTGGATTATCCGTACCTCTACGTAATCTTAAGCGTGGTGCTGCCATTTGCCTTTATACTCCTTTACTTACTTATTTATAAATCAAAAAGAACCATAGTCGATATAGTCATCAGCAGGTGCTACGGGTTCACCTAAAGAGCTATCTGCTCTATCGACAACAACAAATGGTGGTACGTATTCATGTAAACCTCTTGCTGCATTCCATATTAAAACATATCCTTCTTGTCTATTTTGTGCATCAACATCCTCAAGATCAGCAACACTTCCCGTAAAGTCTACTCGCAATAAATCAACATCAACCAATCTTCTAGAGGTCGCTCTTGGCAAACCAACTTGAATGCTGGATGAATTTTGTAAAGTTATTTGATATCTTAATGGTGATGGTGTTGTCATATGACTGATCCTTTAACTGTTATTATTCCCTCTACAACTTTTTCAATTCGTGTTAAAGTAGAATTAAACACTCTAATATTGTATACGTATCTTCCTTCTGGGATATCTTGGGTTTTTGTAACTAATTGTCCACCAGAAGCAGGTACATTAAGACTTATTAGTCCCTCAGCTGGAATTAATATTGTTGGATTTAAGTCATATTGTGTCGCTGTATTTGAATAATTTTTTGCCATTTTGGCTTCAATTGTATAATTAAGCAAATTAATAAGATTTCCCGCAGGATCTCTCAAATTAAATTCCACTTCAAAGGTATCCCCTTTCTCCATTACTAAATTTAATGGTACTGCTGCCATGTTTACATATCCACCCCTCCTTATATTTATAAAGAGCCATAAAAAATGCCCCTTTCGGGGCATCTAATCATCCTTCTGCAGGACTATTTTCTGGAATTTCTTCTGGACCTTTTTCTTCTGCCGCTGGTTTATCCTCTAGAAGATTTAAAGTTTCCATACCACCAACTAATTTGGTTCTATATTCTCTTGCTTTTAGTAGATTAACTTCTAACTCTTCAATTTGCTTTTCTGCTTGTGTGAGTTGATCTTCAAAATTCTTTCTAAGTGCTTCAATTTCCATTTGTATTATATAGAATGACAATACTTGATTATTTATGCATTAAAATTTAGTGAATATTCTGGTGAGTTTTGTAGTACTATCCGAAACAAGTGCCGTAAAAGTTACTCTTATATTCACGTCGTTTCCACTTGTAGGGAAATCTACAGTAGCTACAGGATTTACTCCTATAACCTGAGAATTTAATAATTGCGAATTTACCGTATTTGCAGCAACTGTTCCTGTTCCATTATGAACTACTAAGTATTCTGCAAAATATACGTCGTTTCCATCTCTGCTAGCGGTATCATCAACAACTTCAATAATAAGTTTTAAAGATCTGTATGTAAGACTATCAAAACTAGATACTACAACTGGAGCACCGTTCGTATCTACAAAAACTTCTGCATCTATAACAGTTCCAGTACCAAGACTAATACTAGATACTTCACTAGTACCAGTAAGAACACCATAGGTATCCTCACCAATTTCATTAATTTTTTGCCTCTGAGTCTCAAAGGTATCTGTTTTAGCTACGATTTTCTGTGTTGCCATTTCTTACTAGTTCCTTCAAGAGGTTTTTTATTTCGGACATTTCCGCCTTCAAATTATTTATGTCCTCCATCGCAGTGTTAAATGTTTCTGCAAATTTTCTCCTTGTTGGTGTTTGTGTGTTAATAATAGCACCTGTTGAGGGGTCTCTATACAACCCCTCATGACCTTTCACTTTTATATAATTATTCATCAGAAACCTGCAACAGCTCTTATATCTTGAATCTTAGGTACATATGCTGGATCATTACTCTTCATTACAATCTTAATAGCAAAATTAGAAAACTCAGGTAAGTTAGAAACACTATACTTGAGATCTTGGTAAGAAGATTGTTTTTCAACAACACTAGAAATTGTATTTTCTGGTGTAGCAATTACTAAGGAATCTGGTTGTCCATTACCATTAAAGTAAATCCAATCTAAATCTTCTAAAGATTCTTCACTTGATGCAGTCTTATACTTGTAGAGAACTTCAATATCTGAAATGTCTTTACAGTTTGCAGTTAAATGTACGTCGATAGCAACAGCTGGATTTGCAATTGATATTTCTTTTGTTACATACTTAGCAACAGAAGATCCATTCTTAGAAGTATTTTCTTCTACAAAATCAAATCCATTTGTATAATCTATACTCTGAATTTCAAAGAATGCCTCTTCATCATCTGGTTGATCTGGATACTTAATAATGTCTCCTGCACGGAAAATATCTTTGATTTGATCGCCAATATCAGAATTTCTATTGAATAGAATATTATCTGAGATTGCACCAGTAAAGTCATCATTAATTGGTTGAGTATCAACCTTCAGAGTTATTTGTTGTGTTTTGTTATTCCAAATAACTACGCGACCAGTAATAATGTTGTCATAAGTTTGTGCTAGGTTAGATGGATTTCTAGCTACAATTACAGCAGAATCATTAATCTCTGCAAACAATTGTGATGGAGAAGAATTGACAGTTACTGAAGTTAATGAAGTTTGATTTGCAAGAGTTACAGTTTCACCTACTTGGAATATGGAAGGTGTTTTTACTCTTACCCAAACAGTAGACTCATCAACTTTTGCAATAACACCAATTGCTTTTGAGTTTTCTCCTTTTATAACTTGATCATCCTGTATAGGATCAATTCCATTACCAGTTAGAGTAAATTGATATACAGGGTAGAAAGTGAGAACTTGATCTCTTCTTCCAAATCTATCTTCTTTTCCTGAAGATTTATCTACTCTGTTTGAAATTGCTTTTACGCTAGAAGTAGACAAATCGATTACTGGAGATAAGTATGATACATCAGAAGAAAGGACCATCTTATATTCTAAAGATCTATCAACATTATTAAGTACTTCATTAATTTCAGAAGCAATTACTTTCTGGTTGCCAAAATAATGAGGCTCATTAAGGAAAGTCTTTTCATATTCTGATTGTGAATAAGATGTGTAATTTGTAGTATTTGAATCTACAGGAACTACATTAGTAGTCTTGACCATCGTTTCAATTTTAGTATCGGCAAAAGTCAAGTATCTGACTTGTGGATATAAAGTTTCAAATTTTCTATTAAAAGAAGCATACACTTCATTACCACCACCAAAAGAATTTCCAGAAGCTTTAGTTGGAGAAGTAATTGTGTAAGTATCTACTCCAGAATTCTTAACTTCAAATAGTGTATTATTTAAAACATCTGCAGTAATACCACCCGTAGCATCTGCTGTTCTGAAGAAAACATATGAATTTTCAGAGTCTTCAAAACCATGATCACGGTGATTCACTTTTACTACAGTATTGTTACTTCTGAATAGTTTTGCTGTTGCATTAGTGCTAGATGATGAGTTAGTTTCAAAAGGATTTGTATTGAGTAATTCATATCCAAGATTTTCATTTTTTAGTAAAATCTCAGCACTTCTGTTCGTAACAAACTCTGCTCTGTAAAGTCTGAATTTAATATCTTCGAAGTTATCTTCTGTCCAGTTATCTACATTCTGTGATCTATAAACAGAACCAAGAGATGGTTGTGTAGTAATAACAGTGCTAGTAGAAATATCAATCTCACCAAGTCTAGATGCCCATAGATCATAGTCTACAGAATCTGTTTCAATAGCCATAGCATATTCTGTGTTGTTCTGTAGATAAACTGGATGATCAAATTCAAAATAAGTAGGAACCGTTGATTGAGTGGTATTCTCATTATCAGTTGCTACTCCCATTCTTACAGCAGGAGTATCAATTTCCAAAACAGTCTCTACAACACATCCACCAGCACCATTACCAATACCACGAATAACCACAGAAGGTGCTTCTGTGTATCCAAATCCATTTAGTGCAATTCTTGCATTATAAATTTTTCCATCGGAAATTTTTACACTTGCTGTTGCTATAGATCCACCTGGAAGTTGTGGACTTTCAATCGTGAGAACAGCTCCTGTATAATTTTGACCAGTGCTAATAACTCTGATATCAGAAACTTTTCCGCTATCTTTTGCAATACTCAAAGTTAATTGAGTTCCATTTGAAACATTAAAAGCATCTAAAGAATCAACTGAAAGGTCTTCATTTTGTGCAAATGATCTGCCATTATGATTAGAAAGAACTAAAGTATAAACTTGCTCATTTGTCAGTGTATAAATTCCTCTTGATGAAGGAACCAAGTCAACTCCATTTTTATCGATAACTTTTTCAATAGGACCACTAGCAGCAGAAGAAGTTCCAGTTACAAATTCTCCTTTAGTGATACTTACATTACCATTAGTAAAGCACTTAAGTAAAGTATATGGAAGTAAAGTTTTTTCTGATCCAGGAATGATATTTTTTCCTGGTTTATCAGAATCTACATTAGTGAGGTATACTTTTACTGGAATTACATCACTCTTTTTATTGAAGAAGAGATCAACTCCAGTAGTAAACAATCCACCCTCATAGTTTTCAATTTTAAATGTTTGTGCTAGAGGATTTGGTCTTATTGGATTATCAGTATTGCTTTCAATAAATTGGACACCTTCATTAGATTTAAAGAATGAAGGTTTTGTAGAAACAATTCCAGAAGGATTATCTGGCAAAATGCCAGTAGCATAATATTTTACTTCCGCATATGTATCTACAGTTAGTTTATCTTCATCTGTCGAACTAGAAGTAAATCTAAATGTCTTAACTCCAGTAGTAACTCTAACCTCTTCAGCTGAATCATCATAATCAACTGTGTCAACATCTCCAGTCCAAAGAGCATTCTCTCTTGGAGGTAATCCAGCTGGAAGTAAAACAAGTCCACTTGCATTACCATTTTCATCTGTAACTACGTCTCCATTAAATGCAGATAAAGAGTTTCCTGCAACACCTGTGAATCTAAGATCTGGATTTACCCATCGAGAAACGTTTCTACCCTCTAAGAAAACAGAAACTTTTGTATTTGGTTTTAATCTTCTAATAACAAATTTTACTGGTATACTTCTAGCAAAGAACTGTATAGCCGTAGAAACAGAATTTCCTCCAACTGATGTTGTCTGTATTCCTTTTCCTACTTCATTATTTTGTGGACTGATATTAGAGGAACTGGAAACAGAAGCACCAGCAACACTCGAAACAGAATTCTCTGTATTATTTTCTCCTAAAGAATTAATAGAATTGAAAGAGAGTTTTGCGCCAACAAAGTTAACGATATATGAATTGTGGATACTAGAGAAACTTTCTTTCGCGTCATCTTTTGCAAGGAAGACTTTATATACATCAGTGTTTGTATCTACAATAATTGGTTCCGTAGTATCATCGTACCACTGATCGATGCTAGGTTTAACTTCTGCATCTCCAACATACTGAAGAACAACAAATGGATTTGGATTTAGTGTCTTCGAAGCAAAATCATTACCAATAACTTCTAAATTTGTAAATGGTAGTGTGATAATATCTCCAGATCTCTTGTATCCAGAAATAACTCTTTGATCTTCTCTTTGATTGACTTCTTCTAATACAAAAGAATTCTCTTTAGATTGTGGACGAAGAACAGATTGCTGAGTGTCAATAGCACACTGATAATCAAGAGATTTTACATTACCAGTTCTGTGAGATTCAAAGTTATCTACAAAGAATCCACTCTTAAATCTATCAAAACCAATATCATCTTTAACTTGCATATTAAGAGCTTGCTGCTCTAGGATACTAAGAGTAGTGTAATACTCAAGACGCTCAATACGCTTCTCCAGTTTACCAATATCTCTCATCGTATAACGACGATTATCTACATTAGTAATTCTTACATCCTTGCTTGACTGCGTAAATGCAGGAATGTAAGCATAGAATAAAGGAATTGCATCTTCAATAACATCTGGTTTCGTTGGGTTTAACGAAGAATTTCCTTCTTTGATAATAAACTCACCTTTATTGCTAAGGAAAATACCATCAATTCTATCTAGATATTGAACTTGATTAAAAGAAATTGTATACTCTAAGTTCGAATCTGATGCAGGTGAACTTGCAATAACTGCTCCAGGACCAGAGAAATTGCCAGAAGTTTGCGCCAAAGAAGTTGCATCTTGGAATCCAGCAATAATCTTATTAGTATCAACTTTTGGTCTGAAATCGATGACATTTTTCAAGTTTACGATTCCATGAACAGAAGAATTGAATGTTGGAATTTCGTCTTCCGTAACACCTGCTTCATGTAAGTAACTATCAATTACACAGAAATCTCCTTGAGACTGCTCAAAATAATCAAAGGCAATAACTAATTGACCAGAAGTTGGTTCAAATCCAGGTTTTAGAACAATTCTAGAAACATCATAGACAGTATCTCTTTGACCATTATCAAAAGTAAATCTATCGGTAACATCTGTTCCAGTGATTAAATTACCTGCAGTATCTACGTCTGGTGCAGAAGCTGTAGTTCCTTCATAAACATATCTCAACTTATATGCATCAGAATAAGAAAGAAGTTCGATAACTTCACTATCATAATCTTGACCTCTGAATGGAACTACTCTATCACCAGATGAAGTAACTAGAATTCTCTTATTTTTAATAGCAGTCTTCAATCTTGGTTTTGCATTAGTTACTTCTAGAGTAGCTGTAAGTTTTAGTTTAGGGAAAGATCCGTTAAGTGGTATAGTACCAAAATAATCTGATGTTAACTCTAAACTAATAGATCCAGATGTCAGTCCACTAGATGTGTCTGTAGAAGAAGTAATCGTGACATTCTCGGGAGAAATATAAACAATATCTCCAACTGCGATGTCAGGAGCATCTCCAGGATCTAATACAGTAATGACATAATTTTCTTCAGAGAAAGAAACGAATCTTTGTGTTCCAAAATCAAGCTGTGCAGCAAATGTAATATTTCCTCCAGAGCTAGAAGCAGTTGTTACAAAATCTCTTCTGAAGAAATATTTAATCTTGGTGTCTTCAGTGCTAGAAGAGATTTTTTGAATCTGCTTACTTCCTGTTGGGAATATTAGACTACCCGAATTCGAATTATCTACTCTGGGACGTAATCTAACAATACTAGTATTAGTAACATCATTTGGCAGAGGATTATCTAGATATACTCTAGTCTTGAAAGAACCCTCTTTTTCGGTTGCGTATTGTACAACAGATCTTACAAGATTATTCTGTTCATCAGAGAACTGTACAATATCCCCTTGTAGTAAAAGAGGTGTTGCATCTGCGTTAAAACTTGTAGACTCGATGAATTTATATCCTTGAGATCCAAAGAAACTAAATTCTGTTACCGATTTAATATCTGCAAATTGCTGGTCTTCTACTACAACATCAGCAGTAAATTTGTTTGCATTTCCAGATCCATACTCGGAACTCATAGACTTAACATTCTGTGGACCATAAGTAATCACAGAATTTCTGAAAAGAACAGGAACAATATTTGCAGCGTCAGATGATCCTCCACTTGGATCTAAAACACCAACTGTAGGAGGTTGAGAATATTCTTGTCTAAATTGTACTCTATTTTCAATAGATGCTCTGTAAACTGCTCCTGTATTTGTTTTGGAGAGATTTACAATAGAAGAATCATAACTAACACCATTAATTAAAATGCTGGAAAGATCGTCGTAACCTGATCCTCTTTTTTGTACAACAAAATGAGAAATAGTATTATCAGTTGCAATTTTTGCAGTATTACTT